CGCCGTACCCGCCACAGACCACGGAAGATCCGGTGCGGTCGTTGAGGATGCTGACCAGTCTCTCGGTCAGATGGGTCTCGTGCCGTTTGCGGATGGCCTCCTCATGGTTGCCAACCCCCAGCACGATCAGCCTGTCTGCCCACGGGGCAAAGAAATCAGCCGCCGTGCTGACCAGTGCATCAAGATAGCTGTCACACTGATGCTCTGGTCGGACATCCGACTTGCTGGACCTCTTGTCATACTTGCCCTGCATCGCACAGAACAGGTCACCAATGTCAATCACGCCTGCGTTGCGTTTGACGGCCTCGTCCAAGTGATCCTTCTGTAGAGCGTGGTCCGACTTCGGGTTGTCCCAGTGCCGGTCACCGCTTAGCAGAAACCACTGCTCCCACTCGGTGCGGCGAGAGCCCTTGACTTTCAACTGGATGACATTGCGTGATAGTTGCTCGGACTTCCATGTCATCATTTTTCCTCGGGAACAATGATCAGGCTGTTCCGCGCTTCCTTGTCGGAAAGCAGCCACTCCGTGATCATCGCGGCCACGACATTTATTATGACCTGGAGCATGACCGCGAGAAAAACAGACTCGACAAACGTCTTCGGCTTGGGGCGGTAGCGTCTCTTCAGCCACGCCTTGAGGGCGTCGGTGCATCGCTCATCGGGTGTGCCGTACCCGAAGTGCGACCACCACTGAATCGCAGCCTCGGTCACCCCGTTAGCGTGGGTGGCACGATGGCCACTGGTCCAGCCAGTCTCTCGCTGGACCCAGTACTGGATCGCCGGCAGGGTCCTGCCGTGGGGGCGACGCTGAACCATCAGCTTTTGACCTCCATGCTGACATCGGGGAGACCCTCGAGGATGACCGAGACCTTCTCCCGGCCGATCCTGATGGCCGACAACTCCCCGTTGAGGATGCTCACCCGAACAACTGGTTCCGGCTCGTCAAAACTCAAGACAATCTCGTTGCCGTCCTGGTACATGACGCACGAGATCTGCCTGTCGGCCTCGAGCGTGGTCCGGCTGTTGATCTCGTGCCCGTCACCGAAGAGGTTGAACAGCTTCTCAATGTCTTCGGCCACGTTCTCGAGTGGGTCAAGACGCAGTCCCTTGGGCTCACTCACAGCTACACTCCTTGCATGGGCACGGACCCAGTCCATCACCGGACCTGCCCGTGCCGTTGCACACCTCACAAAAATTGTCGTCGGCTGCGTCACCGATTGACGCGGAGATGGCCACCGCCGTCCTCGCCCGATGAACTTCATACTGGTCGAGCCCCCCGCCGCAACCGGCCAGAAGCAGCAACGCCAGCAGCGGGGCAATACGGCCCCCGACACTGGAATCAGGCCGTTTCAGGTCCAGCCGCCGGATTTCGGCCGCCGTATTTGCCCTGTGAGGGCTTCGGATGTGTCCACGCGGGGTATGTGTCATGTGATTTTCAGATGATTCTCAGGTCCAGTGACCGGGCTGGCCAGCCCTCGTAGTTGCCGAACGCCCAGGAATCCTCTTCGGAAAGGATACTGTCTTCCAGCACCTCGGCGTCCACCCAGAAGGACCCCGGTGGCTGGTCGTGTCGTGTTGGACCGGTCACCCAGTTGGTGCCCCAGGAATTCATGACCAGTACACCTGGCCGTTTGAACTCGTCGTCCATCCCGATCACCGCCATCTGGTGTGGCCACTCACCGTCAGGTTTGAGGAATCCGTCCTCATCACGGTGGTGGCGGAAGCCCTGCATGCTGGCGATAGTCACGGCATACCCATTAGCCAGTGCATCACGCACGTCACTGTATGTCGTGACCAGGCTGATCTCCCGGATGAGGTGTTCTCGAGCCGTCGGCTCCAGCTCATCGGGCAGGCCGTCAACGCCCCACTCGCGAGCCAACTCTCCGCTGTAGCTGGAGAGGTTGTGCTGGCCGTACCGCTCACGCACCAGCGTGCCGTACTCTTTGACCGCCTGGGCACCCCACGCGCCGTAGCTGCCATCCTCCTGGCCCAGCTCGCCCCTGCCAACCTCAACCCTTGAGAGACCGTATATAACTTCAGAGGCTGTTTCCGCACGCCATGTCTCGCCGCCGTCACCGGACGTGATCTCGACAGCTTTGACCACGTCCACCACGGTGGCTGCACCCTGCGAAACGCAGTCACCAATGGCCTGCGTGCGGACAGGGAACTCACCGACCAGCTTCTCGACGTGCCTCCACAACAGGGCCGTCTTCCCCTCGCCGGTGCCCCTGATGGCCGAAGCGGCTGGACCCATGAGAGGATGCCTCAGTTGCGAAAGCACGGAGTCCACTGCCTTGGGATTTGGACGCCAGCCGAAGAGCTTAAGTTCCGGCATCTTTCACGCCCCCGGCCAATTCCCTGAAAAGTTCCACCAGCTCGGGTGCCCTCGGGGCAAGGGGCTGCGGGTCCGAGAACCCGCGAGACTTCAGCTCAGACTCCACCAGGTCCGTGAGACTGGGCAGTGTCTCACGCTCCCAACCGGAGATGGTCAGTGCCCGGCTCCACATCTCCAGTAGTTGGGGCGTGTTGTCACATCCGGGGTGGCCCGCATCCAGGTAGTCGGCCAGCCCCTGGAACAGTCCGTAGACCTTTGACCTCTCGGCCACTGTTGCCCCGCCAACCGCCTCGGCAGCACGAGAGCGTATGTCACGAGTTGCCTCAACTGCCGGGGCTTGCGGGAGGCGAACCGCTACCAGCCAGCAGGAGGCAACTGTGTTTGCAAAGACCATCAGCCACAGGGCTGTGTCCCTGGTGCTAAGCCGGATCGGGGGAGCCATTGGTCACCCACTTGCGAAATGCGTTGACAACCACGGCCAGCCCGGCGGTGACCAGGGGGGTCAGCATGCCGAACTCAACATCACCGGCCCACTCGCTGAGGTAAGTCAGGGCTGCACCGCCGGCTGCCACAAGCAGGCCCTTTCCCAGCTTGATCAGGTCAACAGTGTTGAGACTGAAACTCTTGGCACCGGCACAGCGGCAGCCCGTGGGACACTTATTCATTTTCTTTTACTTTCTTTACATGAAGTCTGAACGGATATTTTTTCATATCGGCCTTGCCGCCCTTCGCCCCACCGGGCGGGTCGCCTATCTGCAATTTTTGCAGCTCGGCCTCGCTTGGCAACTTAACCTTCAGGTCTATTGCCCAGCTGACTCCCACCCTCTTGGCCCACGTCCGCATGCGTCTGACCGGGACGTACAGGCTGAACCCCTCGCCGGCACCACGAACGAGCATGCCCACGTATTGCCCGTTGGCGGCGCGGTAGATCCCGCCACCCGAACTGCCGGGAAATGACGTGGCGTCGGTCTGGTCGTAAACCTTTTTTGCCAGAAGTCTGCCATGCTGGCTCACGATTCCTGCCGTCATGGAATTACTTCCTACTTGGCCGAGTAGGCTTCCCACGTGCAGGAGGGGTGTGCCCAGGGGCGGCAGTGCGTCACCTTCAAACACCACGCTCTTAGTAATGAACCCCTTCTTCCGCACACGCAGGATGGCCAGGTCATCACCGTAGTCCGCACCTGAGTACTTGAGGACCTCGGCATCAATCATGAGGTGGCCCACCGTCCGGCCGTCCTCAACCAGGGTCTTGACCACCTGGGCATCACGGAAGCTGATCACGCTACGCATGGTCCCAGTCTTCGGGTCGGGCACCATTCGCGTCATTTGCAAACCGTCAACCACATGGCCTGCTGTCCAGATGAAGCACTGGCCGTCGCGTGTAAACGCAACTCCAGAACCCTCGGAGCGGCCAGCCTTGACCGTCACGGAGATGGTCTGGAGGTGGCTCGCGATGTCCTTACCGGCCGCGTTGAGGTCAGCCAGAAACAAACTGGCGACCATCAGGGCCGCACCGAAACTCCTTCGCAACATCCTGGAATCCTTTCCTTAAATCATGCTGGATGCGAGTCCACCGATCAACGCGCCGAGAGCGGCGGCTGAACCGGCGAAGTACATCACCCTTTTCTCGAGTGCTTGCAGTCTCCGTTCGTGGTCTCTAATGGTTCCGAGAAGGTGGTCGTTGAGGTTGTTTTGGCTCGCCCACCGCTCTTCGCCGCGTCCATGTTGCTCAGCCTGGGCCAGCTCCAGTCCCCGGATCCTCTCCTCCGCTTGTGTCATTTTTTACTACCTCGGTGTGGAACAGCCTGACCCGGTCCACACCGGGGCCAACTGGAATCTCGGAAAGATAGCAGTGCTCGAATATCCCGGTGTCAATAACTTCCATAAGGTAGCGGTGTTTTGTGCCCTGGTTGCGAGGCTCAACGTGCCCGTCAAGAGGCCCGGCAATCCACTCGCAAACAACAAGAGTTGCCACATCTGCCCACCAAAAAAAGCAGGCGGCAGGGGAATATCCCCGCCGCCTCCACGGCT